TATGGATGACCTGGACGAGCAGCCCGCCATGGTCGAAACATCCGTCATTACCTTGCCGGAAGTCTGGCGCCGTATCTGGCAAAGGCCGGACGCGCGTCAATTCTTTGAGCGGGTCAAATCCAATGCCGCCGGCAATCAGGGCAACATGGAGCAGTCCTGGAATCATCCTGTCCTGTCTTCCTCACCGCTACAGTTCGAGTCCGCGACGCGACCGATGCCGGGCGGCGTGGTGGCGTTGACATCGACCGGCGCCTTCGATGGCGCGCGGCCAGACCCGGCGGCGCCGACCGTGGTGTTCCACGAGATTTGGGTCTGGCATGGATCGGACTATTCCACGATCCAACTGATTGAACCTGATCTTCTGGTGGCCCCTTGGTCCAAGATGGGCAATATGCTGATTCAACAAGAGAACACTGGTTTACACCCCTACACGCTGATCCAGGCCAATCAGCAGGCGGGCAATATCTGGGGCCGCTCGGAACTGGCCGATGTCATGTCCACCCAGGACTTCCTCAGCCAGACCATGACCGATCTGCGGCAGTTGTTCGGGCTTCAGGTGGACAAGATCCTCGCCATCACCGGCGATGGCCTGACAGACGAGCAGTACGGGCAGATGAAGACATCGGGCTACATGAACCTGGGTCCGGGCGGCGCGGTCAACGATCTCACGCCGAAGATACCGCCGGAGACGCTGCCGCTGATCGAGCGGCTGATCGGCATCATCGACCTGATCGCGGGTTTCGACAACATGCTATCCGGCAAGGGTGAATCGGGCGTGCGCTCGGGCGTGCAGGCCAATCCGCTGATGAAGGTGGCCAGCGCGCGGCTGAAGGACGATAGCCTGTTGATCGAGCGGCAATGCGCCAAGGCGGCTGATTTGCGATTGTCGTTCATGGAAATCAAGGATGGCAGAAAATTTTGGTTGGACCCTGAAAAGTTCCTTGAGAATGGCGAAACCGGTTTTCATTTTAGCGATATTCCAGACGACCGTCGCGTGGTGGTGGACGGTCACACGACATCGCCGATCTTCGCCGATGAGCATCAGAGTTTGCTGGTCGGCGGCTTGAAGATGGGCCTTGTGGACAAGCAATCCGCCATTGAGATGCTGCCGTTCCAGAACAAGGAGACGCTGATCGCGCGGATGAAGGAAGCGGCCGCGGCACAAGCGGCGCAGATGGCGGAATTGAAGAAACTGGACCCGGAAGGCTTCGCGCACGCCGCCGAAAAGGCGATCACCGGAGGGGCGAAGAAGAAGTGAGAATCAATCTGACCCGGAACAGGAAATGGTACTGCGGCCTGAACGCGCGCCATCTGGTTTTCATGGTGCTTAGAACGAACCGTGTTCATCCGTTGAATAACGTGCCGTTGGAAACGACGTGCTGGTATGTTAGTCTGACCGAGTTTTCAGCGGGCAGATACGAAGTGGGGAAGCCTGATTGGGTGGACAGTCTGGGTAATGTGATATGAGTCCCTGGATCGTTCTCGATTCGGTTCATGGAAAGTTCATTGTCAACCGGCATTGCGCCTATGTGGCGGAGTGGATCGTCAAAACCGGCGCCACGCACATCGAGGCCGAGATCGCGGCGCTCGTGGGCATCGCCAACACGTTGCCCGAGAAGTGCATCGTCGTTGACGCGGGCGCCTCGCACGGCCTGATCAGCGTGTCACTCGCGAACGCCGTGAAGGCGAAGGGGGGCACGGTGTATGCTTATGAGCCGCAGACGCCGTTTCATTGGGCGTTGTGCGGAACAATGCTGTTGAATGGCATCGACAACCTGATTCCAGTCTGTTGTGGCCTTTCGGATAATTCTGGTATGATGAATTTGCCTGATCTGGATTACAATAAACCGCAGGATTTCGGTTTGGCGTCACTTAAATCTTGTTCTGATGCCAGAGATCAGGTGATTGACGTTTATCCCCTCGACACACAGGGATTTTCGCGCCTCGACATCCTAAAAATCGATGTTGAGGGCATGGAATTTCAGGTTTTGACCGGCGCGCGGCGCTCTTTGGTGGAATTTCGGCCGTGGTGCTGGGTGGAATACAACATGAGCGACGTTGACGCGCTGAAATCGTGTTTCGACGGCCTGGATTACACGTTTTTTCGTTTTGACCAGCAAAATATGCTGTGCGCGCCAAGAAAACGGCTCGTGGAGTCGGGAATCAAGGTCGAAGCGGAGACGATGTAGGCGTTTTCAGTCAATTCTCTGCTTTTCCAGCCACGCCTCGAACTCATTGACGGGATACTGATAGCGGGCGCCTATGCGATAGCAGGGCGGTCCCGATCCTGGCGCCTTGCGGGTCTTGCGAAGCCAGTCATACGACTTTTGCAACCGATCGCAGACCTCCTTGGAGCCTAGTCTTCGGGACATCGACGCTTCCATGCGGCACCCTTTCACGCGGTAACGCACTGTTAGACGCTTTCACGCGCGATTTCAACCAGTTGCTTATTTCCGCGCCACATCCGCACGGTCCTTCCGTCACCCGCATTCCGTGGGGGCAAGGAGAGAACGATGATTCCCACCGATAAGGCCGCTCGCGCGCGCCGCCGTAAGGGCCGCCGGAAGTAATTCCGCCGGCTCCCTCCAATGAACCCCCTCACACCCAGGAGATCGACATGAACATTCGTTATCGTCGGCGCAAGCACGGCAGGCGCTAAGCCTTCGTGTCCGCTTCACTGACACCGCCTGGCGCCGGGGGCGGTATGCCTCCACCGCCGGGTGGTGCCGCACCCCCTGGTGGACCGCCAGGAGCGGGAGGACCACCGGGCGGCGGCGCGCCACCAATCGGCTCGTCGCCGATGACCGGCCCGACCCAGAACCTGGGTTCCATGGCCCAGGCGCAGAAACTGGCCGGCGCGATGGTCGATACCGTCGCCATGATCCTGCCAAAAGTCGGCGCCTCGACGCCGTTCGGCCAGGATCTGGTCAAGATCATGCAACTTCTCGGCAAGCACGCTCAGGCCGGTGCCCCGCCCAGTGACGGGCTGCGGAACCTCGCCATGAAGCAGCAACAGAATCAGCCGCACGCCGCCGCGTTGCAGGCGTCAGCACCTGGTGGCGGTGCCGGTGGTGCTGCCGGCGGAATGCCGCCGGGCGGTGCGCCGAAACCCCCCATGCCGCCCCCAGGGGCGTAGGAGAAATAACATGGCTGTTAGCGGAAGTATCTTTCAGGACCCGACCGCCAAGGTTCCAAAGAGCGACGGCCAGATCGTCCGCGTGGACATGGAGCAGCAGGATATCGGCGGGCGTAAATCGCATCTGCCGAACGCCAACAAGGCGACCGACATGAACGTGACGCACGTCTCCGGCAACGGGCGCGGGGCGTAAGCCATGGCGCGGATCGAGGTCGAGGAAGCCGACTACAACGCCGCCGCCGGCGTGACCGCCGTGGTGCAGCGCATGATGTCCAATCCGGCGGCCCGCAAGCTGATCCTTCAGGCCCATAAGACCGTCGATCCGACCGTCTCGATCCCCGAAATCGACGCCGCCGCGCCGGTCAACGCCGCCGTGGACGACGTGCGCGGCGAACTGAACAAGCTGCGCGCCGATCTGGCCGAACGCGACCGGGTGGCCGAGGAAGAACGCACGCTCGCGCGCTTCAACGCCAAATGGGAAGGCCAGGCATCGCAGCTTCGCGCCGCCGGCTGGCGGCAGGCGGGCATCGACGCGGTGAAGACCTTCGCCGAGGAAAACGGCATCGCCGACCTCTCCATCGCCGCCGACGCCTGGCAGACCCGCAATCCGGCGCCCGCGCCATCCACGTCGGGCGGCAACTTCGGCCTGTTCGGCAACCGCGACGATGCCGAGGATACCTACGTCATGGACCTGATGAAGTCCGGCTCGCCCGGCGGCAACGTCGATGAGCGCCGGGTGGACAAGGAAATCGCCGCGGCCATCGCCGACGCGCGGGCCAACCGTTGAAACAAGGAATCCAATAGATGGCACTCGCGGGTTTAGGTGTTGCCCCTCCGGCGGGCGCCGCGTTCAACGAACTTTCATCGGTGGTGCAGCGCGCCTTCGTTCGGAAGCTGTTCGTGCAGTTGTATTTCGCCTCGCCCGGTCTGTTCTTCCTGTGGGGTAACGCGCAGCGGGCGGCGGGCGGCCTCAACCAGGTCACGATCCCGATGCAGGGCCAGTCCATGGTCCAGGGGCAGTTCACCAACTACGCGGGCGGCTTCAACGCCCCGGTGGTGATCCCGGCCATTCAGAATGGCCAGTGGAACCTCGCCTACTGGGTGGTGCCGGTGCCGCTGATGTTCGGCGAAAGCATCCTGCAATCCACCGACACGGTGATCTCCTTGCTCAAGGCGAGGATGAACGACGTGTACGCCACGACGCGGCAGAACATCGCCACGCTGCTCTACAAGTCCTCGGTCGGCAACACGCCGCAGTTCCCCAACTCGCTCGCCGACGCCTTCGATGACGGCACCAACCTGCCGGTTTACGGAGGCATCAACCGCACGTCGGCTGGCAACGCCAACTTCAAGGGCCAGTACATCAACGCCGGCAACCCGTCCTCGTGGAACACCAACTTCACCACCGCGACGCTCGGCTGGAACCGCAAGGCGATGTCCAGCCTGCTGACCAAGATCACCGACACGGCGGGCGGCGAGGCACCGACCGCGATGATCATGAACCCCGCCGACTACGCCACGCTGAACAACGACATCATCGGCGTCGAACAGGTCCGCATCCAGCCGAACGGCAACTACAACCTCGATACCGACGTGCGCTCGTCCTTCCCCAACATCAACATCGCCGGCGTGCCCGTCTTCAGCGATCATTTCTGCCCGGTGGGCAATATGTTCGCGCTGAACGTGAAATACACCACGTTCTACATCAGCGAGGACGCCGCTTTGGATTGGTCGGGTTTCCATAGTCTCGTGCCGCTTGGGCAGATCGGGCAACAGGGGGTTTGTGTCCTGGGATATCAGGTTGTCAGCGCGAAATCTTCAAGCGGGGCCTGGGTGTTTGGCTTCGGCGGCGCATCGTTCTGAAGGAACACTGAAATGGCCAACATCATCCAGGCGCCGGGGGTTGGGCTTTCGGTCCCGTCCTTCCTCTACCCCTCCGAGATTTTCGGCGCTCCCATCGACGTGCCGACCGGGCGCATCGCGTTTCCGGGCGCGTCCACCATTCCGCTGCCCACCGGATCGAACTCCTATCTGTTCGACCTGGGCAACTACTCGTTCCTGCAATATTTCGATCCAGTCATCGGGACGTGGCGTGCGTTCTCGACCGAACGGCAGGGGCATATTCAAACCCCATCGAACGGCATCGATATCCGCATCGCCAACCTGACCGGATGCCCGATCGCCGCGGTCGTGGTCAACGGCGGCTCCGGCTTCACGCAGGCCACCGCCACGGTCTCGGCGAACGTCGGCGGTTCGACGTGGCGCGCCATCGTCGGCGGGCAACTCTCGGTTTCCACCATCAACGCGGCGGGCGCCGGTTACACGATGCCGCCGCTGGTGCTGATCCCCGGCCCGCCCGCTTTCGCGTCCAATGGTGTCGGCGGCATTCCCGCTCGGGCCTATGCCATCCTGACCGGAACCTCCGTCACCACGGTCAGCCTGACCGAACTGGGCGCGGGCTACACGGTCGCCCCCACCGCCGTGCTGGTGCCGAACCCGGCTGATCCGAACATTGGCGCCATCACCCCGGCCACCATCACGCTGATCAAGGTCGCGGCCACGGCGGACGCCATCACCGCGGCGGTCTGCACCAACAATGGCAACGTGCTGGCCACCCTGTCCGCGCTCACTCTGACCGGGGCCGGCGGGGCGGGCAGCGGTTCGTCCATCGTGCCGCAGGTGCTGCGGACCATCACCAGCACATCCGTTGTCGCGGGCGGCGTTGGTTTCGGCACCGCCACCGCGTTCGCCGGTGTCTCGTCCACGGGCGGGTTCTCGACGCCGACGCCCGCCTCGCTGGAACCGACCGCCGATCTGACCACGCTGCGGATCAGGCCCGCCTACGGCGTCGGCACGACGAACGCGGGCGGCACGATCACTGGCGTCACGTTGAACGATCCGGGGCTGTTCCTGTCCAATCCGACCGCCGTGATCACCGCCGGTGGCACGCTGCCAACAACGCTGGCCTCGATCACGTTCGCGACCGGTGCGGGCGTGGACAGTATCGTCTTCCAGCCGCTGTAACCCGTAACCCTGACCAGAGGGCAACCGCCGATGAGGGAGGGAATGCCAGATGCTCGCTTCCTACCTCAGCCAGACTCGCAGACTGCTTCAGAACCCGGCCGCGCCCGTGCCGCTCTACAGCGACACCGATCTCACGTTGGCGATCAACGAGGCGCGCGTACAACTTGCTGCGGAAGCCGCGTGTATCCGGGTGATGGGAACGCTGGCGATCACGGCGACCAACCCCGGACCTTATCAGTTCGCGTCCATCAACACGTCCTCTGCGGTGGGCGTCCTGGATGTCATCGCTGTCCGGACTATCTGGGTGCTCGTGGGATCGGGACAGGTGATGCTGCCGCCGCGGCCTTTCGAGTGGTTCTCCCTCTACACCCTCAACACGCCGGTTCCTGACCAGGCGGTTCCCAACATCTGGTCGCAGTTCGACCAGGGTGCCAACGGCACGCTGTATTTCAATGTGCCGGATCAGGATTACAGCCTGAACCTCGATACCGTGTGCCTACCGATTCCGCTCGCGGACGATACCACGGTCGAAGCGATCCCGCCGCTGTGGCAGTCCGCCGTGCAGTATTACGCCACGTACACAGCTCTGCTCGGCGCACAGACCGGCGCGCGGATGCAAGAAGCGGACAAGATGCTGGAACGGTACGAATTGTTCGTGCAGCGGGCGCGCAAATTCGCCACGCCGGAAGTGCTGTCCTCGCAATATAGTCAGATGCCCAATCCCGTCCGCGCCAATCAGATTGGCGGCCCGCCGCAGCAAGGCCCGCAAGGGGCGGCGGCCTGATGAGCGGCGTGATGGATACCGCCGCCGCGCTTGGTGTACCTGTTGGACGGCCCGATCCGCGTGCCGTGTTGTCTCAGATCGGTGGGCCGCCACCGGCTCCACAACCAACGGGGGATATGCCACAAACCGGCTTCCTGCCCGGTCAGTTGTTCCTCGATCCAAAGATCGCGCCGCCCGTGCCGGAAAAGGCGCCGCGCCCGTTCGCGCCGGGTGAATACGTCCGCAATCCGGATGGCGGTTGGTCGAGCGAGATCAGTGTGACCGTCACCGACCCGCGCCTGAACGATGGCAAAGCCACGGTGCTGCCGTCTCTGTGGATCGTGGACGGCAAGGCGTATCGGGCGAAGGATGAAGATGAGGCGGTCGGCTATGCCATTCAGAGCGGCCTGCCGTTCCAGTCGTTCGCGAGTATCGAGGACGCCGAGAAGTTCGCCGTGGCGCGTGAAGACGCCTGGCAGAAACTGGATCAGGAGAAACCCGAGACCGCGCGCACCATCCCGTCCTTGTGGGCCACGCCGAACGCGGGGAAGAACTGATGCCCGCGACGCTCAACACATACTTGCAGCAAGCACAACGTCTGCTTCGCGACACGCGCCAGGAGATGTGGAACCCGGACGATTTGCGGGAATACTGCAACATGGCCCGCCGTGAGGTCGCCATGCGGTCTCAGTCGATCCGTCACGTTCCCCGCATGTGGGGCGCGATCATGTCCGCCACGATCACCAACGGCGGCACCGGTTACACCAACCCAACCGTGACCATCACACCGCCTGACAGTCCGAGCGGCGAATTGCCATTCCCCAACGGTAATCAGGCGACCGGATCGGCGACGCAAACCGGTGGCGTGATCGACAGCGTATTTATCTTGTATGGCGGCGACGGCTACTTTCAGCCGCAAATCACCATCCACGATCCGACTGGCACGGGTGCGACCGCCGTTCCGAATATGTCGCCCATCAGTCAGGTGTTGCCGGGGCGCGAGGTTTACCAGTTCTCTGAGTTCGACTTATCCGTGTTCCCTGGTGTGGCGAGCATCTATGCCATCCGCTCTGTCTCCATCCTGTTCGCGCAATGGCGCTACAGCGTGGCGATCTATTCGTTCAGCGAGTATCAGGCGAAGATTCGCAGTTTCGCGAGCGGTTCGTTTCAGTGGATACCGACCTATGGAACGCAATTCGGGCGTGGCTCCGGCGGAAGTCTGTATCTCTATCCGTTACCTTCGCAACCCTATCAGATGGAGATCGACTGCTCCTGTCTGCCGCAAGACCTGTTGACCAACCTCAGCGTCGAGGCGATCCCTGATCCCTGGACCGACGCCGTGCCTTACTGGATGGCCTACATGGCTTATTTAGAGGGGCAAAACCACAACTCCGCTCGCCTTATGCAACAATTATTCGATGAGCGTATGACGCGCTTTGGTGCCTACGCCGCCCCTGGTCGCGCGATCAATCGTTACGGTCGATTATGAGCGGCGCCATCAAAACCGCGAACGACCTCGGCGCTCCGGGAATGAAACCCGATCCGAAATCCATGCTGGATCAGATCGGTGGGCCGCCTGATCCATCCGCGCCCAATCCGTACATGTCCTGGTTGATGAGCGCGCTTGGCATGGGACCATCGCAACCGGCGACCGTGCATGGCGAGCGTCTGGCGCATTATCCGGATCAGGCCGATGTCGCCAACGCGAGAAAGAGCGATTTCAGCTACGGCTCCGGTAACGAGGCGTTCAATGAGGGGCGCGTCGCGAACGTGCTGGCCGGTCCCGCCGGGAAGGGTAAGTTTGAGGCTATTGGCATTCCTCCGGGTGGCGCGAAGGCATCTCAGGTCACGGCGCCCTCATTAGGCCATGCCGTGCCGGGAACACCTGATACGGCGCAAGGTTATGAGGCGGCGCAACTGGCGATCCTGCGATCTCCCATCGCCGCGTTGGGCTACGATCCTCGTAATACCAATCTGGATGTGAAAACGGGTCCGGGGATGAGCATCGCCGGTGTTTACACGCCTGAGACCAACTCGGTCTATTCCAACGCGGCTTATCCATCCAACATCGTGCATGAATCGACACATCGCGGCCTGGAAACCTTGCGGAAGGCCGGTCTTATTCCAAAGGAGTTGCAAGACAGGTTACCGAAAGACGAGGAACACATTGTCCGTTACATCATGGCTTTCCACATGGGAGACCCGGAGGGTGGCAGGGGCAAGACCTCGGACGATCAACGCGGCGACGCCTTGTTCATGTTCGGAAAAAAACAGGACAATCCACAAGAATACACGAAGCGAGTAGCCGCTTACGATGCGCCGAAATACCGTCAGGCACTTGAAGACCTGAACGCCATCGCCGCGAAGTATCTGGCGTCGAGGAAGCCGGGAGGGCCGCGATGAGCGGCGCCCGCCCCCCGCCCCGCGCGCAGCAACAACAAGCGCAGCAGGATCAGTCTGGCGGCCTGATCGTGTTCTCTGGATTTTCTGGGTTAAATACTCAGGCCAGTCGCATCGGGATCGAGGACACGCAAGCCGCCTGGATGGACGGCTGGTTTCCGCAAGGCACCGACAACGCGCGTATTATCTTCGATCATGGCCCGGCGCTTTTCGTGGGGCCGACGAACATCACGTCCTTTCAGTTCGCCAATATCGGTGCGACGCCATATTGCATCGCGTTTCTGGTCGATGGCAGCATTTGGGCGATCAATACGATCACATTGGCCGCTGCTGAGATCGCCGCCGCCGGCACGATAACTCTGACAGATCGACTGCCTGGTGTCAGTCAGTGGGGATCGACCTACGTCCTGATCGTGGCGAATCAGCTAAACGGCTACTTCGTGTGGGACGGCACGTTCTTTTACCGGTCAGGTGATACGGTTCCTGGCGACCCAGGCGGCGTCATGCCGACCGGCATCTCAGGCACCAGCATCGAGACCTACACCGGCCACGTCTGGATCGTGAATGGCGATGTCCTTGAGTTTTCCGCGCCAGGCAGCATCGTGGACTTCTCCACCGCCAACGGTGGCGGCAACCTGACCTCGAACGATTCCACGTTGCGCGTGCGCTGGACCCAATTGGTGGCCACCAACGGCTATCTCTATCTCTTTGGTGACTCGTCCATCACCTACATCGCCAATGTGCAGACCACGGGCGACGGTCCAAGCACGACGATATTCACCATTCAAAACGCCGATCCGGAAGTGGGCACGCCATGGCCCAATACCGTCGATGTGATCGGCTCCAACATCGTTTTCGCCAACGTCTGGGGCGCGCATGTGTCTTATGGAGGCCGGACGGCGAAGATTTCCGGCGATCTGGACGGGATTTACAACACGGTGCCGAATTTCGGCGGGTTCGTTCCAAGCGCCACGAAGTCTATTGTGTTCGGTAAGCGTGTTTGGGCGCTACTTTTACCCGTGATCGACCCGATTTCCGGTTTACAGGTCAATAAACTGTTCATTTGGGACGAAAAACGCTGGTGCTCGACCCAACAGAACCTCGATTTGGTGTTCGTGCAGCATCAGGAGATCGATTCCGTGCTGACGGCCTACGGAACGGATACCGCGGCGATTTATCCGTTGTTCACCACGCCTTCGATCAACGTTCAGAAGGTGATTCGGTCGAAATTCTGGGCGATTCCCAAGGGTGACGCCATCGAGAACGCGGTCAATCGCCTCTGGGGCGTGATTCAGTTCCATTCCGCCCCGACCGCGACACTGATCATCAGCCTGGACAGCGAACTGGGCGCCGCGCCGGTCACGATCACGTCAGCCGGCACCGGCATCGTGGTATTGCCACCGCAAGCGTGCGGACAGCATGGTGTGCTGCTTGGCTTTACCTTGACCACGAATGACGCCGACCTGGGGCTGTTGTCGCTGTCCACCATGCCGGTGCCTGTGCAGGGAAGGTATTGATGTCAGGAATTATCGATCCACCCGTCCATCAAAGCGGTGTCGTAACCCCCAGGCATTTCGTTGTCTGGACCACGGACGGCGTGATCCAGGACGCGGGCGATCCGGTCAATCCGTTCGCCACCAGCGGCATCGGTATTCAGTCATCCAACGATACATCAATCAATATCGTGAACGCGCCGGTCTCTGGCCCGTATAATGGCCTGAGCCTCGGCATTACGCCAACCGCGGCTAATTTGACGGTCAGAAGTTTCAATGGGGCGCCGGACATCCCATTCAACATGGTGATCAACGGTGTCGTTTTCGCGTTTCCTGATCCGGGGTTGTTCCTGCCGCTGAATGGCGGAACCATGTTGGGACCGCTGATTCTGGCCGCCGATCCCGTCGTGCCGTTACAGGCCGCCACCAAACAATATGTGGATGGATCAACACAGGGTTATCTGTTTGGATTAACGCTTTCAAACAATCTTTCCGTGCCGGATATCTTGCTGGATATAGCGCCCGGCGCGTGCGCGGACAGCGTTAGTCCTCAGACCGGTATTATAACGCTCGGGGCGTTTACGAAAAGCATCGGCGGAACGTGGGTGGCGGGGAGCGGGCAGAACGGCCTGGGGCCGGGCGTGACGACGGCGCCGAGCATCTGGCTTCACGTTTTCGCGGCGGTCATCAACGGCCTACCTGATGTGTATTACGATACCTCGGTGACGGGGGTTCATTTTCCTGTTGGCACCACACTGTCGCGCCGCATCGGAGCGATCTTCCTGGATGCGGCTACGCATATCACGCGGTTTTCGCAGAATTCTGACCGGTTTGATCTTCTGACGCCTGAACTGATAATTTCCGGAGTCGTCGGTGATAACAACGGCCACGCTCTGACGGTCAGAGCGCCACCTGGAGCGATCACACGGGCATTGCTTTCAGTATGGTTGTCCGATGCGGTCGCGAACAACACGATCGCGTTCATCAACAGTTTTTTCCAGAACCCGGAGCCTGCTTCAACGACGTTCTTCACCTTCGTCACCGGGTTGGCCAGCACATCCAACGCGGCGGGGACATTGGATGTCGTCGCGAATGTCAACTCTCAGATCAGGTTCCGGTTGGGCAGCGCCACCGCCGCTTTGTCGATTGTCAGCAACGGGTGGATGGATACCAGGGGGAAATGATGGCGTTCGTCATGCTCCGTGATGATGTGGTGTGCGGCCTTCTGGGCATGGCGCAGCCGGATATTCCGAGTTGCACTGAGATTTCGGACGATGATCCGCGCCTGATCGCTTATCTCACGCTAAAGTCCACCATGGAAAACCAACCAGCGGTCATGACCGAAGAACCTCCGATCGACACGCGCCTCGCCGACCTGGAACGCCGCGTGGCGGCGTTGGAGGGGGGTGTGCCATCAGCGTAGCCGATATCTTCAATCTCCCTGGTGACGATGGCCAACTCGCCATGTGGTCGCGGATGCACATGATCTGGCACCGTTCCGCCATCGTGGAAATCCAACGCCAGCACGCCATCATCCTCGCGGAGTTCCTGCTTGATCCGATCCCCACTGAGGAAATCGACATCTTCCTCGCCAACCATCAAACCATGCACAACGACCTCGACGCCATCCTTCAGGTGCCGTCGCAAGACCTGACGAACGTGGACTGGGAGGACGAGACGCAGCGCATCGGCTGGTTCCAGGCGCACGCGCAACTGACGCAGCAAGAGAGCAACAAAT